CGCCTGCCCCATACAAAGATACGTGACTTTTCGATCGCCGTGGACAGACTGGATACTTTTTTCGACAGTGCCATGCCTTTTTGCAACCAGCAGCAGAAAAAGCTGTTTTCCCAGCTCCGGCAGATGAAGCAGTCCATGAAGATGATGGAGAAAATGCAGACGATCCTGCAAATGTTTCCGCCGGATGCCATGTCATTTGACGGAAACGGAAACAGTACCGATCCTGATGCGCTCTCCCACATGTTTGAGGTATTCTCTGCCATGCAGCATATGGCCGGGTCTGCATCTGATTCCGTATCCTCAGAATCATTTACATCTACAGCAGCTACCAATTCTTCGGATTCCGTTGTCTCTGCAGCAGCTTCTGGATCTGCGGATTCTGATGCATCTACAGCAGATTCCGAATCCAAAAATTCTGCAATATCCGGGCGAAAAACTGCATCTGCTGGTAACTCTGCCATGGAATCCATCCTCGGTTCTATGCTTTCTCCCGCGCAAAAAGAAAGCTATCAAAGATTTAAGGAGGCTTTTTCATCCGATGCCAAACAAAACATGGATGACAGACCAGCGTCTGCATCAGATTGACCCACATAAACTGGATTTTTTACAAAAGCTTGTTTTTGAAATGCAGGAGCTTTCCGATCAGGATAAGCTGCCCTTTCTGATGGCACTTGCCACAAGTACCAAAAAGCATCCCGTTAATTTTTCAAAGGAAGAAATCGAACTGCTGATCTCAGTTTTAAAGGAATACAGCAGTGAAGAAGAAATGCAGAAAATGAATAAGGTGCTGGCGATGTTCCAGATGTAATATTGTTGTATAAATGTCCCGCAAATAATATAGACGCAATCACGTTTGCCTCCCCTGCGATTTGCTATGAGCACATTTTGCCGCGCTCCGGCCGAAAAAGAGCACTTCGGTCTCTCCGCTGCGGCAAGTGCTCCGCAAATCTCGGTCGGCTACACTATCGATTGCTTACTATATTATTTGCGGGACATTCCCTTACTATTCTGTATGATAATAAAGAATGCTTTGGATCAATACCATCCGAAGCATTCTTATCATTTACTATTCTATATATTGCAGTGCTTTAGTTTGGCTTTACTACAATATTGATGATCTTGCCCGGTACATAGATTTCTTTTACAACTGTACCTGCAAGTTTGTCACCAAGTGCTTCTTTACCTGCGATAATAGCATCTTCCTTAGAAACTTCTGCAGGAACCTTTACAACAGCCTTTGTCTTGCCGTTGATCTGTACTGCGATCTCGATCTCATCATCCTTCATGGCATCTGCATCTGCACTTGGCCATGTTGTATGGAATACGGAATCTGTTTCGCCAAGCTGTCTCCACAGCTCTTCTCCGAGATGTGGTGCAAATGGTGCTAACAGAACTACTGCAGTCTTTAAGGTTTCCTTATCGATGCCATCCTTCTTAGCCATTTCGATCATCTTATTGTTATATTCCATGAATCCGGAAATAACAGTATTTAAGCTGAAGCTTTCCAGACGCTGTGTGATATCATATACCAGTTTATGGCGCAGTTTTATCATTTCTTTTGTCTCGGCAACTCCTGCTTCTTTGCTATCAATAGCCAATTTCCAGAAACGATTTAAGAAACGGTAAACACCATCAATTCCTCTGTCATCCCATTCTGCATCTAATTCCGGAGGTCCTACAAAGAGTTCATACAATCTTAAGGAATCGCAGCCGTAATCTCTTACTAAATCATCCGGAGATACTACATTTCCTTTTGATTTACTCATCTTGATACCGTTTTTACCTGTAATCATACCCTGATTGAACAGTTTGTGGAACGGCTCATCAAAGTCAATTACTCCGATATCATACAAGAATTTTGTATAGAAACGAGAATATAACAGATGCAGTACTGCATGTTCCACTCCACCGATATACATATCAACCGGAAGATATTTATCTGCTTTTTCTTTTGAAACTAATTCTTCGTTATTTTTGTTATCTACATAACGCAGGAAATACCAGGAAGAACCAGCCCACTGAGGCATAGTATTCGTTTCACGTTTTGCAGGCGCACCACAAACCGGACAAGTTGTATTTACCCATTCATCAATTGCAGCAAGTGGAGATTCTCCTGTACCTGTTGGCTCGTAAGATTCTACTTCCGGTAAAGTTAATGGAAGCTGGTCTTCCGGAACCGGTACATTTCCGCAATGAGGACAATGGATAATCGGAATTGGTTCACCCCAGTAACGCTGACGGGAGAATACCCAGTCACGCAGTTTGTAGTTTACTGTTTTTCTTCCGAATCCCATTTTTTCAATCATAGCCGGTGCTTCTTTTTTCAATACAGAAGATTCCATGCCATTCCATTCACCGGAATTAATCATTGTTCCAACTGCATCGGTATAAGCCTCAGTCATGTTTTCAATTTCTTTTCCATCTTTTGCGATAACCTGAATAATCGGGATATCGAATTTCTTTGCAAATTCAAAGTCACGGTCATCATGAGCCGGTACACACATAATTGCACCTGTACCATAATCAGCCAGTACATAATCAGAAAGCCAGATTGGAACTTTCTTTCCATTTAATGGGTTGATTGCATAACTTCCTGTAAATACACCTGTTTTTTCTTTATCCTGCAGACGGTCAACATTTGATTTCATAGAGGAATCATAAATATATTTTTCTACTGCTTCTTTTGTTTCTTCTGTTGCAAGAGATGCAGCCAGTTTATGTTCCGGAGCTAATACCATAAAGGTTGCACCATGTAAGGTATCCGGTCTCGTCGTATAAACCGTAATGTTATCTTCTCTTCCATCAACCTTGAAGTCAACTTCTGCACCATAGGATTTTCCAATCCAGTCAGACTGCATTTTCTTAACTTTTTCCGGCCAGTCTAATTTATCCAAATCGGATAACAGACGATCTGCATATTTTGTGATACGAAGCATCCACTGACGAAGATTTTTCTTTGTTACAGTCGCTCCACATCGTTCACAGCATCCGTTTACTACTTCTTCATTTGCAAGACCTGTTTTACAGGACGGACACCAGTTAATCGGGAATTCTTTTTCGTAAGCAAGACCTTCTTTAAACATTTTTACAAAAATCCACTGAGTCCATTTGTAGAAATTCGGGTCTGTTGTATTTACTTCTCTATCCCAGTCATAAATTGCTGCGATATCATTAATCTGTCTCTTGATATTTGCAATGTTCTGTGCAGTTGATTTTGCCGGATGTACTCCCATTTTGATTGCATAGTTTTCAGCCGGAAGACCGAATGCATCCCAGCCCATTGGATGAATCAGGTAATAACCCTGCATCATTTTATAACGACTCCACACATCAGAGATAACATATCCTCTCCAATGTCCTACATGAAGTCCATTTCCTGACGGATATGGGAACATATCCAGACAATAATATTTCGGTTTTTTACCGTCATCTACGTTTACCGGTTTTGCTTCCCAGTTTTCTCTCCATTTCTGTTCAATTGCCTTATGATTATAAGGTACTGCCATTGTTGTTTCCTCCTAATTGTTATTATGCGCTTTCAAAGTCCTTTACTAACTATAAAAAGACTCTGAGAATACATTATTTACCATGAAATAAAAAAGACCCTTTTGTCACTAAACTTTTAGAGACGAAAGGGTCTTAGATTCATTCCGTGGTACCACTCTAATTCATCTGTATCTCTATATCTACAGATGCACTCATTGATTCTGTAACGGGAACTCCCGCCTTTTCTTACTAAGAAATTCTTCCGTTCTGCAAAGGAACTCCAAGGCCAGTTCCACATTTCTTCTCACTGCCTTTCACCTGCCGGCAGCTCTCTGTATTAAAGAACCATGTGTACTCTTCCTCTTCAATGTTTTTTTCATGTTTCAGAGTATTTTCTACTCTCTTTAACTATTGTTATTCTACCCAGAACCCTTGTATTTGTCAAGTAAGAATCCAAAAAACCACTTTATTTTATTCCAAGAACTACATTTGCCGGTGAATCTTCACTATATTCCAGAGTAATCTCATCTCCCACATCATAAGTCACAATTTCCGGATAATCCACGACTGGCACATCATAAACCTCATCGTTTTCTTCCAATGCAAGATAAAAATGGGAATTTCCATCAATGACCGCCTGTCCAATTCTCTTGATTTTTCCACTGATTTCATTTGTTCCTGTACTTTTTTCATCTGTTGAAGTAATTCCATTAGAGGCAAGCAGTTTGACATAAGCTTTCTCACACTCTGATACGGTATCACCGATTGCAACATTTTGATATTTCTGAATATTAACCATCGCATATTTTTTCACCAGACCGGCTCCGTCCTTGAGTGCCATAAAATAAGTCGGCTCGTTTGAAATATTTAATAACAATGGAAAAGCTGCGGTATATTTTAAGTTCTGTACCTGTCCTTCTGCCGATTCCATAGCAGAATATTCCTCTGCTCCGGCACAGGAATAATATCTGGTTTCCATTGTACGCTGATTCATCAATACAAATCCAACATTGGAACGGTCTCCACTTACTGAT